GCAAAAAGAAAAAGAAGTAATGTCCGACGTTAGCGAAGCAATGGCTAAGATTGAAGCGCATGAGCGCGAGTGCACGATTCGCTATGAGAACATAGAAAAAAGATTAGAAGGCGGATCTAAACGCTTTGATCGGCTTGAAGCCATGCTTTGGGCGGTTTATCCTTTTATTGTGGGAGCTATCGTATTAGCTGAATTTGTATGAACGAAGAAGTAACTGTTGAGGAAATCAAAGAACCAGTAATCAAAAAGAAACTGGAGCTCGACATTGACGTTACTCCTCACAATCAAGGCGAAAACCCTTTTCTAAAATGGATTCATCTAGCCAGAACAGTCGATGCTTGGCGAATATTTCCAAGAGTGTTTGTAAGCGTTTATATCGTTTTACTCTACAAGGTCGTGACCTGGTTCATGGAGTTAGAAGATCCAAACCTAGAACAAGCTGGTTTAGTATCTATAGTGGTAGGCGCTATGGCAGCAGTATTTGGGATTTACGCTGGTACTTCTGGCCAAAGCAAAAAATTTAAAGGCGAAGACTAATGGAACAGGCTATAGGCATCTTAGGAGATCTAGGATTGCCAATAGCCAGTGGAGTCATTATGGCTTACTTCATATTTATAATTATGAAGCAGCTCATGGATGGATTAGTTGCAGAGATTAAAACTGTCCAGAGCATAACCACCATGCTCATTACTAGAGCATCAATTATGAACAACGATATGATACGGATCGATGTGATAGTAAGTAGCGCACTCAACATACCTCCGGATCTTGAACGCATAGCTAGATCTTCA